TATTACATACCAAGAGAAACAACAAATCAAAAAGCAGTTCAAAAAATATTTATCTCCTGACATGGTTGAAGAACTACAAAAAGAAAATAGTAAATTGAGAATCGGAGGTGAAAGAAGAGAAAACCTGTATTGTCGGGAACATGGGTTCAGAACTTAGATTTGACTATTCCGTCATTGGAGATGCCGTCAACCTCGGTGCTAGACTCGAAGGCCAAACGAGAAATTATGATGGGGTTGACGTGTTGTTATCAGAAGAAACATATAGACAGTGTACATCAAGAGCATTTTCTGAAGTCGATAGAATACTCGTTAAAGGTAAATCCGAAAAAGTTCGTATCTTCACTCCACTGGAACTTTCAAGAAAGACCATCTAGAGCTTTGATGGCAGTGTATTACACACTGCAGATTGCAGACATTTGGACGACACAACGGGGAATGGATTATGAATGTGTGTACGAACAGAATCCTTTACTACCTAGAGTCCCAAGTACAGAAAGACTAATACTACACAAAGTTGTATTCACATCACCTGTGTGGATACTAGACAAAGAAAATCTTCTCAAAAAAGGAGATGTTATATTCCCTACCATGTTAATGACATATGTTATACACCATAATTTAAAAGTTATAGATAGAGCATCTAAAAGATGTAACAAAAGGTAACACTAAATAATATACAAATTATGGAGATATATTATGCCAGTGAAATTCGGTAAAACTTCTGTACAGATTGACAGAAATACAAAAAAGAAAACCATAGTTCATGATTACATGAAAACTAAAACTAATCAAGAACTCATGGATGCATACAATAAACCAGTAATTCCTAAACTTCGTCAGAAGGTAAAGAATGAAATAGTGAGAAGAAGTAAAAAAGGTCTTGCAAATATAGTATTCAGTTGATATAATGTCTAAATACTAATGTGACACACAATTGTCACATAATAGAAACAATTACGACACAAAGAGTAAGTAACGAAAGTGAAGTCCATGTGTCAGATAGTTTCAACATAACAGGAGATAACAATGCGACATTATGCATCATTGTCTGCCGAGTATCTAAGGACGCAAGCAGACCGACTACACAACCTCATGAAATGTGGTAGATTACAGAATGTAATCAGAGAAATTTATTAGGTTTTTTTCAAAAAACCCCTTGACTTTTATGTAAAAGTCCCTATATAATATAGTATGAGAACTTCAAAAGAGCTCGGGTATTGACCTTCGGGAAGATATATCTTCAAAAGAGCTCGGTTCTCTACACCTAATGCCCAGTAGGGGTTAGGTATTAACATTAACTTGCTTTTAAAAAGGAGAAAATTATGACAAGTATAGACGCTTTCGGTCGCTTCAGACCACTAACCATCGGATTTGATAGACTCTTCGAAGACCTCGACAGAGTAACAACTCAATCAGATAATTACCCACCATACAACTTAATCAAAGTAGATGAAGATTCATTCTTTATTGAACTTGCAGTAGCAGGATTTGCTAAAGACGAGATATCGATTGAGTTTAAAGATAGAGTTTTAACTATCACAGGTGATTCATCCCCAAGAGTCGATGGTGTCGATTTTGTTCATAAGGGAATCTCAGAAAGAAACTTCATTAGAAAATTCACACTTGCAGAACATATTGTTATCAAGAGTGCAAAAGTAACCAATGGTTTACTAGTGATTTCACTGGACAGAGAAATTCCCGAAGAAGAAAAACCTCAAGTAATTAAAATTAAATAAGAAAACGTATTGACTAAATACACGGATAGTAGTATACTAGAGTATATTAACGTATATATTATGGAGACTTAATTATGAGTTTTGTTACAGCAGGAGAAACTAGAATACCGAAGACCCATCTCACACAGAGAGTTGAAGATAACTTTGATGTTATCAACACTCAGAAAATGTTTGAGACAGGTAAGAATGTATTCTTCACTTTGCCAGGCGCATACACACCAACTTGTTCGACTAGACAACTTCCTCGTTATGAAGAATTATTCGAAGAGTTCCAAGGTAAGGGTGTTGACAACATTTACTGTTTTTCAGTGAATGATGGTTTCGTTATGAACGCATGGTCAAACGACCTAAATATAACAAAGGTCAAGATGATTGCAGATGGAAATGGTTCCTTTGCAAATAAACTTGGTATTTTGGTTGATAAATTAAACTTAGGATTTGGTAAACGTGCATGGAGATGTGCAGCTGTCGTTGAAGACGGACTAATCACTCAATGGTATGAAGAGCCTGGTATCTCTCAAGATGCTAGTAATGACCCATACAAGGTTACTAACCCTGAAAACATCCTTTCAAACTTGGAGTAAAAAATGGCATTTAGAGCAACAATCGAAAGAGCAGCAAATGGTTATGCAGTTGTTATTGAACATGATGATAAAGAGGCAACTCCTAATCATTTATCAGTACACGGTCTATTAGACGACGCAGTAAACTTTGTATCAGAATTCTTTACAGACGTAGAGGGTAACGAAGGCAAAGAAGAGTCAAAAGACGGTGAAGCTGAAGTTTTAACAGAAGCAGAAGCACCTGTTCAATCTTAATCTAAAAGAGTTCTCGGGGGTTCTCTTACCAACCCCCATTTTTATTTTAAAAAACATCTAGACAACACGTCTAGATTATTATATAATGAATCTATGTATCGAGTAATCAAAACTTACGGAAATGACAGAGGTCTATCTTGTGCATTCAGACAATGGAAAGCAGATAGTCACTGTAATTTAATTCACGGGTATTCCCTTGGTTTTAAAATCACTTTCGAAGCAGACACACTAGACTCTAGAAATTGGGTAATTGACTTTGGAGATTTCTCTAAACTTAAGAACTTCCTAGAGGATACATTTGACCACACAACTGCAGTCGCAGAAGACGACCCTCATATCTACACTTTCAGAAAGTTATCACATGACGGTTTAATCAGATTGGTGATGATGGAAAATGTAGGATGTGAAATGTTTGCTAAATATGTTTACGATTACTGTGTACAAGAGTACAACGATGACAGAGTAAAAGTACACTCAGTAGAGTGTTTTGAACATGGAGCAAACAGTGCTATATTCGGAAATTTTTAAAAGTATTCAAGGAGAAGGACATTACACTGGAGTCCCAACTGCATGGTTGAGATTCTTTGGATGTAATCTTGAGTGCAATGGTTTCGGTCAGAATGACCCAACAGACCCATCCACATACGAATTACCTTTCGAAAAGATAAGCTTAACAGACATTACACAAGTAGAAGAGTTACCTGTATTTAAGTATGGGTGTGACTCATCTTACTCTTGGTCAAAGAAGTTTGCACATCTACAACACAAAGAGACACCCGAAGAAGTTGCAGATAGATTAGATGACTTGTTAAAAGACAACTGGCATCTTGCATTTACTGGTGGAGAACCATTACTTAGAGCTGCACAGAAGAACATGGTAAAGATACTCAACAGAATACCAAAACAGAATTACATTACCATAGAAACAAATGGTACACAAATCATACGTGAAGAACTAGAAACGTATATCAGTCACTACCCACATAAAGAATTTTTCTTTTCTATCAGTCCCAAAATCTTCAATACTAGTGGAGAAAAGGATGCAGTCAAACCCGAAGTTGTAAAACAATACCATGACCTATCACGACATGGTCAACTTAAGTTTGTATGTAATGGAACAGATGAATCATGGGAAGAGATTGAAAATGCAATCCAATCCTTCCGTGACGTTGGTGTCAGATATCCTATATGGATTATGCCTGTAGGTGCATTAGAAGAAACACAACAAGAGAATGCAGCTATGATTGCAGAACAAACAATGGATAGAGGATATAATGTATCTGCAAGAGTTCACTGTTACATATGGGGTAACCAAATCGGAACATGAGTGTAAATATGATAACAAATAATAGAGAGAAAGTCAGAGGTAAGACTGTTCTTCTCTATAGTGGTGGACAAGACTCAATAATCATTGACCACCTTTTACAACCCGATGTCTTACTGAACATTAGTATGAAATCTAATTATGACCATAGAGAAAGAATGTCTATGAGTGGATTGGATGAGAGGATGATATTTCTTGATGATGTGTTAAACCTAGGACAATTTGAAAGAGACGATGCAATAGTTCCAAACAGAAATGCACACTTGGTTTTGATTGCATCTTACTATGGTGAACATATCATGATGGGTTCAGTCAGTGGTGACAGGTCATATGATAAAGATGAGGTATTCTATCTAAGGATGATGGACTTACTTAATCACATGTGGCAAGAACAACACTGGACTGAGGAAAGAAGATTTACAATTGAATCACCATACAAAGACAAAACAAAAACAGAATTAGTAAAAGAGTTTATCGAAGTAAAAGGTATAGACTTTGCAACGAAAGAACTATTCCAATCCTATTCATGTTATGAAGGTAGATTGAAACACTGTGGTCAGTGTAAAGCATGTTTTAGAAAATGGGTATCACTAGTGAACAACGATATATTTTTTGATGAAGACTACTGGGAAAATAATCCAATTAAAGCAAAATGGCTTGACGATATAAAAGACTCAGTGTATAATAGAACATACCGTGGTAAAGAAGACAGTGACATACAGAGAGCATTGGTTCTTAATGGAGACTGGAAGATATAAATATATGTGTTACACAAAGGTAACAACATATCACAAAACATAACCGAGTAAGGAAGGTAAAAATGGCATATAACAAAACCAAAACAGACCCAGCATTGGGTTTGGAAATTCACAACCATCTATATAAAGTTGGTGTAGAAACACCAGTGAAACAGAATGGTCTAAGTCGTACAGACAAAATAGAAAACATAGAAAGACACATGGAACAAATCATGAAGACCCTTGGTCTAGATTTATCCGATGACAGTCTAATTGATACACCAAAAAGAGTTGCAAAGATGTATGTCAATGAAATCTTTTGGGGTCTTGACTATGAAGCATTCCCTAAGTGTACTGCAGTAGATAACAAGATGAAGTATGAGAACATGATTGTTGAAACAAACATAAGTGTTCAATCAAACTGTGAACATCACTTCGTAGTAATTGATGGTACTGCAACAGTAGCTTACATACCAAAACAAAAAGTCTTAGGTCTTAGTAAGATGAATCGTATCGTAGAATACTTTTCTAAGAGACCACAAATACAAGAGAGACTAACAGAACAAATCTATCATGCATTATCATACATTCTTGATACAGAAGATGTTGCAGTCGTAGTTGATGCACAACACTACTGTGTAAAGAGTAGAGGTGTAGAAGACACAGGGTCATCAACAATCACATCTAGATTAGGTGGTGCATTTTTTGATGATGATAAAACAAGAACAGAGTTCATGCAAATAGTTTGGGGGAAAAGATGTCAGTAACAATACCCGATATTATTGGTTTTGTAGGAGTAGGATTACTGATAGTAACCTATGCACTACTACAGTTAGACCGTATTGACCCGAAAGGTTTTTGGTACAGTTTCAACAATATGATGGTTGCAATACTTGTGACTGTGAGTTTAGTTTACACACCTAACCTTGCAAGTCTAGTGATTGAATTCTTTTGGTTTTTTATTAGTGTGTTTGGATTATGGAAGTTTTACACTAGATGAATTTTGAATATGTAATATCGGGAATGACAATGGGTACAGGGGACTTGTACTATAAACCAAGTTCACTTCAACCTTATGTATCTGTGTTCAATGATAAGATATCATACATGGATGACAAGTACAAGAATCAGAATATATCAATGTTATTCAACTCACACTGTGAACCAAAACATGGAGAATGTATTCATGACTTGATGCCTTCATGGTGTAATCTTTTTGCAGATAGTGGTGGTCTACAATTGTCAAGGACAAAGAAAGGACTCACTGGTGAAATTAAAGATAAGATATACAGACACCAAGCTCAGTACTCAGATGTGGGTATGATATTTGATGATATCCCTACAGAATTTGATGGTAGTAATACAGGTTGGTCAATGAAAACTTCTACAACAGGTAGAAGATTTGCAAAAGAATTGATACAACAGAAAGCAAACTCTACACTTGCAAATGTTAGGAGACAGATAAGTGTGTTCGATGCAATGGAGTCAGACACTAAAGTGTCACTGATTGTACAGGGTCAAGATGTAGATTCATACAGACAATACATTGAAACTATCGTCAATGGTTTAACGGATGAAGAACTACAACGATGTGCATCAATATCATTATCATCTGCATGTTCAGGTACTGGATTTGTAAACAGAATGGAGATGTGTTATGCAGTATCAGAGTTTCAGATACCTATGGAACTTAAAAAGAATATACACTTACTAGGTGTAGGGTCACATGAGATGATGACTGCATTCTTTGTATCACCCGAATACTTTTCATTTGTAGAGAATCTATCATATGATTCATCGACACAAGCAAACTCTTGGTTCTTCTCTAGATACAGAACACAAGAATGGGTGAACATCGATATCGATTCACCATCAAGAAACTACAACAGTGAACAGATTTATAACGAACAGTTGATTCCGTCTATTGGAGATATCTACAATAAGAATAAGGATGCATTCCTAACATTCGGAATCAACTCCTTTGATACACTTATCGAGGAGTCAACCAAGTGGTCTAGTAAGAACACTGAAAGAGAAAGACTGTACAACAGTCCCGAAGGAGAAGATGGTGCAAAACTTTTACCATTCTTCAATCAGATGCAAGTAGTTGAACACTTCATGGATAGAGTTGATACACTATCAAACAAACCATCAAGTGTAAATGACAGAGGTCTAAGACAAATTAAAGATTGGGATATGTTTAAAAACTGGTTAGGATATCAAGGTACACAAGATAAACTACCAACAGAATTTGGAGGAAATTTAGATGAGTTCTTCGGTTAGTCCACTATTTGATGGGGGATTCTACAGAGTTGTAGAAAGTCCATATGAGAAAGAAGCTGGTATAGAAATTATGCATGGTGAGTTTACAGGTGTCATTTATCAATATGGTAATGTAGATTTTGTAGATGGTAAACCCGAACTAAACTTTCAGAGAACTATTAGAAAATGGGATGATGAAAGGTGGGATTTAGAGTCACTTGAACAGAACGAAGAACTAAATAATACCATGGGTGATATACTGGTAGAGCTCATCCAAACACAAATTAAGAAGGACACAGAAAATGAACCAAGAATTATTGAAGGAACAGATAAAGAGACATGAGGGTGAAGTCCTCGAAATATATGAAGACTCATTAGGGTATCTAACATTTGGAGTAGGTCACCTAGTAAAAGATGACGACCCCGAACACGGTCAACCAGTTGGTACACCAGTATCACAAGAAAGAGTTGATGATGTTTATGCAATTGACTTTGTAAAACATGTTAACGAAACTGTTCATTTATTTGAATCAAAAGGTGGAGAAGATTTCTATGCACTACCCGAAGACATTCAACACGTTCTTGTCAATATGACTTTTAATCTAGGAGGAACTAGATTTAGTAAGTTCAACAACATGTGGAAAGGTGTTGTATCATGTGACTGGGAAAAGGTTGCAGTAGAAATGGAAGACTCTAAGTGGTTCGGACAAGTCGGAAGACGAAGTGTTGAATTACAAGAAATGGTAAGAAATGTTTAAGACAGAAATTAAGTGTCTAAGATTAGATACAGGTGAAACACTTATATCACATGTCAAAAAAGGATGGGGAGTATATAAACTATACGAACCTAAAGTTTTAATACAAGAATACGATGAAGAAAATTCTAGACTTGATGTCAATCTAGGTGTATGGTGTCCGTATGCAG